AAATTCCTAACGGTACTAAGTTTATTTTATATTCTGTACCTATACCGACTAGCAACCATCCTTTAGCCATAGGAGCAGGAATAAGGAATAATCCTACTTATGAAATACATTGTGCTAGACCTTTATTCTATTTCTTTAATGATTACTTAGATAAAAAAGATGAATTGAATCACGATAGAAAACATACTATTCAGTTTTCAGCACAAGATTTTTCTTTAGTTTCTGTTGCTTCGGCATCACCCGATAGCCACTTTACAACAAAAGCAGACTTTGGAACTACTATAATTGATTATAGCAGATTTACTCTCAAAACAAAGTTAATTGATAAACTAAAAGAACAAGATAATCCAACCACTCATACAAGTAATGAAGGCAATACAATTTTAGACTATACTCCTTTTACAAACGACGCTTGTTTTACTAATGCTAGAAGAGATGATAACGATACAATAACTGATACTGCAAGTCAAGATTACAATGGCGAATATAGATATGTTTCTTATGCTTATTCTAAAGATAAAGCAAATCTATCTTATAATGTATTAGATTGTTTTGTCAATGAATCTTTTGGTAAGAAGGGCAGTATTGCGGAAGTAAAAATAGCAGACCCTTACAGAATACTACCAAAGAAAATAAAAGAAGGAGAATCTATTAGAGTTAGAAAGCAAGTATTCAAAGGAGACATGAATGAATTTAAATCGATTAGTGCAACTATTACTTCCATTGATAGCGATGGTAGTTTTCCTTTACATGAGGCCATTTTAAATACAGAACACGATTTAAATAATTACTTGAATGTAGGTGACGAAGTTAGGATATTCAATCCTACGACTTCTACTCATAGCGATATTGTCCATGTTAGTCACATAGGTACATTTAGTTCAAATACACAAGGTATTGGTTTTGCTAATTCTTATTCAGTAGATGATTCAACTACATTAGGAACTAATAATAACCAACAAACAAGCACAGGGGCAGTTAATCTTTCAAGTTTTATAGGGGCAGAAATACAAAGGAGAGCATACAATAGATTAGATAAAACTCTGTTTACTGATTTTATACCAATTAATGATAGACATGGAGAAATACACATAAAACTACTTTCTAAAGATTTTCCATTTTTATATGTTGATGTTACAAGTATAGATAGAGAAAAGAAATTATTGACTTTAAGTTTTGCTAATAACCCCTATAATTCTATACTTCAAAGTTCTTTAAGTAATCCATATAACATAAATGGAGGAAATCTATTAGATTATATGCAAGGACAATATGCTATTACTCTTGAAAAATTTGAAGGTGTTGTTGAAAAGTTAGAGGAGTATAAAGAGAACGGTTTAACACAAACTAAACTTGTAGGTAGGAGTAATATAAGAAAATTAATTTCTCCTATAATAAATAAGAATGCTTTGTTCTCGGAAGATGTTATTTACTCAACACAAAGCCCGTATAATAAATTATCATCCATAAGTGCTAATTTAACAAGTACTTTTGATAGTAAATTTGTTTTTTCTTCAACTGTTGCTTCTATAAGTGCAATATCGGCAGGGGATAAATTACATATAAAATACGATACAGGAATGATGAGTTATATAGGGACTGTTGTTTCTAGCGGTGCATCAGTAACATTAGTGGGGGATTTGAATGGCAATACTACTATTAATGGTCTTTCTAGTACTTCAAATTTAAAAGTA